CAAGACATAAGCCAGTCATTGCAACTAAGAACGAAGCACCTTTACCTACAAACGCTGCTTGAGCTAAAACACCAGAATCGCCTGCAACGAATTCAGCTATTGATAACAATTCTTTAACTTGAGATTTAATTGTTGTAGCATATGTAGAATCTTTAGTAAAGGTTTCTATAGCAGCTGCTACACCAGAGCCAATAGAGAATGCAGCCAGTCCTAAACCAATACCAGTCATTGCTAATGCAAATGAGCCACCATCTTTTAATACTTCCCAGTTTCCACCTTCAAAAGAATCACCGATACTTAAAAGAGTTGTTACTTTCTTTTTGATTGATTCAGCATCCATCTCTCCTACTTCATTTAGTAAATATCCACCACCGGCTGCCATGATACCGATACCAGCTGCAAGAGCTCCGCCACCAATACCTATTCCAGATAGTAATCCGCCTGCTGCTTTTAGTAATCCGCCTTTACCTGCTACTGCTTGTGCACCTCCGGCATCATTAGCAGAAAGACTTCCGCCACTTGATAGACCTGATAGAATTTCTAGCTGTTTTTCTTCGTTGCGTTTAGATTCACGCCGATCTTCTGCATCAGATAAAGAAGCCTTTTGTCCTGCTAAAAGGATTTCTTTAACACTCTTAATAGAATGCGTTCCAGAATTTCGACTTAAGTCACCTTCTGCACGCAGTCTTTTTATTACGTCGTTTAGATCGGCCATTTTATTTACTTAACCTTTTTGTTTACTTCGCTCTTCTACTTCTTTCAAATGGTCAATTAACATAGCAACGTAAATTTCCCTTTCCCACGGCATCATCATGTCCAATTCAGTTAAACTATATTGATGATGCTGCATCATACTAAAGTTAGTTTTATAATAGTTAACTAAATTATTATGAGAAAGGGCTATCCGAAAAAATTGGCCATACCTTTCAATTCAGTATCATGTTCATGTCCACATTCTTCACACTTAAAATTAATATTAATATATGCTTGTGGCATATTAGTAATAAAATTTTGAATTAATTTAAACTGTGCTGAATTTAAGCTATCAACAAAGTCATTTAACTCAGTTCGTGTATGTGATGAAGCATGAAATAAATCTTCACCTTGGTAAATACTCTCAATACTTGAAATAATCACATTAAATAAAGCATCAATATTATTATCAGCTTTTAGTTTTTGAATTTCTTTGTAGTCCTTCATTGAAGGGAACTTCATAATTATGCCAGTATTATCTGACAATTCAATCTTTGTAGAAGGAATATCAGTTACAGATACTGAATCTATATTCACTACTACTTCATTACTATGACTACAATCTTCGCACTTAATAGCTACTTTAGCAGTTTCACCTACTGACTTTGCTCTTAACTTTGAAAAGACATATTCGCTATCAAACCTTGTTAGTTCATTAACATCAATGCCTGTTACACATGATTTTATAATTTCAAGTAAAGCATTCTCTACTTGTATCATATCGTCTGATTCCATTGCTATCATCAGAATCTTTTCTTCACGTACTAGGTACGGTCTATAATTAATCTCTTTTCCATTTGATGGTATATTCAGATTATATGTTGGGGTATTCAGCTTTGGTAAAGCCATTTCACATCACTCCTAAAAAATTTTACCTATATTTCTTACAAGGTTTATTGAGTTACTTATAAGATCTCCAGCGCGGCCAGCTAGATTTGTTAATCCATCCACAGTACCAACAGCTTCCCAATCCTCATACGCTAATGTAATACTAACTCTTAAAGTAGTATTTTCAGAAGAATTAGAAAGTTCAAGTGAAGATATTGTTACAGGATATGCGTTGTATAATTTAATTGTTTTGACAGGAATAAAGTCAGTATTGCCCATAACTTGAATAAGAACTTCTGTTCCTATATCATTTAAGAATGGTAAACCTTTTGTTCCTCTCGGATTAAGTATGATATCTTGCCATGAGTTAAAAAAGTCCCATGCATACATATCATTTGTTAAATGAAATACTAAATTTACGTCTTCATTTATATAAGCGTATGGTTTTTTGACTGCCTTTAAGTTTGTAAAATGTTCTTGCGTTGCAATCTGCCTACCAGGAATAGTTGCTGATTCGCATAACAAATACATATCACGAGGATCTTCAAAAAAGCTGGATAGTGATAAACTTCCACCACTAATTACTGCCCTTGCTGCATTGCCTACAATACCCTCAAGATTGTTGTTAATCAACGAAGGCTTTTTACCTGGATGAGAGATATACAAAGCAAAACGATTTGCTTTTACTAAACCACCTCTACGACCAATAGTAGATTTTAATGCGTCAATGCCTGCGGGTAATGCCATTTATATCATCCTCTTCGATGCGCCCCATACGTGCGTCTTATTCTTGCCACGAAACTGTTCAGTCGGAAGAAATATTGCTATGTCCCACTCAGGCGGTTCTACACGTGCAACATTACCCTCAATACCTTTGGTTAAGTAACGTTTAAAACATGGTTGAAATTCACGGTATTTTGAAACAGACTTAAGCATATTATAATTAATATTAAGTTTTGTTGATTCATCAAATTTATTATTGTTTGCAGTTTCCATAAGTTTATCAAGAAACTTTGCACGAAGCATCGGTGAAAGATAGTGTAGATTTAATCCATAAAATCCATCGCGTGTCGGCTCAACCATAATAGCAAGAGGGAACGCATCATAATAAGGTAATGTTTTACGATGCTTAGGATCGTAAAAATACATATACATGTCGCCAGGAGTTGGTCGTTTTTTCCTTTGAAGTGCAGGATCTCTTAACAGCTTCCTACGGTTTGTTGAACTAAGTTCTTTAGTCTTACTTCTAAACCATCGGCGCGCTTCTAAAGATCTGGCCTGCAAACCTTTACGGTATGCTTCAATCTCTAATTTGTGAAATAGTGAATTTTCCATACTACTATTTATACATTATTTCAGGATCTTTATGCCCATAGATTTAAGAACATCTTCATGCCATATTACAAAATGCCAACCACGATTAGCACAAAACTCTTCTGCTGCTTCCCACTTTGATTGATTCTTGATATATGTCATTGCTTCTGATATATACCTCTTTGATCTACGAGATGCCGGTTTTGGTGGCATAGTTTCTTTCTTAGGTTTTATCTCAACCAGGTATGTTGCACCAGTTTTATCTTTATAATATACATCTACAAAGTAACGGTGCATTCGTTTATCGGTTGCACAACGATATGGGATCACTACTTCTTCTGAGTTCCATTCAACAATATCAGGGTTTGCATCAATCCATCTAAATGTATTTCGCTCCCACAAAGATCTATATACTATTGTAGTAGGATCTCCTTTATACTTTTGTGGGTTTTTAGGGCGATATTTTCCCTTGTATGTCATTCTGGGCATATAAATAACCTTATAAGATTTTAAACTATATGGAGCTATTTATGGCACTTCGATATCCGATTGATGTACAGGGGAGAGGTACGCCTTTTATTTTGTTTACGTCTCACCGAGCAAAATATAAAGCAGCGGCAACTCAAACAACCCTGACTGATAATAAATCGTGTGCAATGTATATGCCTCCAGGTTTTCAAGTTGCGGATATTATGAGATATGAATCTGCATCACCTGGCTTACTGGGCGGAGTAGCTGAAAACTTATTGAGTGATAATAACGATTATAGTGCAGAAGATATTAGAAATATTGCATCTACCGGTGCTGCAGCTGCAACTCAAGCAGCGGCGGCTACTATTGGTAATGCACTTGGAGGCGGAGCTGGCGCAGTAGTAGGTGGTGTTGGTGCTACTTCAGCTGGTGCAGCAGTGGAAGCTGTAAGAGCTAAACGGATGCAGAACATTACAAATCCAAATGAATTCATGCTTTTTAGAGCTCCAGGTATAAGACAATTTTCTTTTACATTTAATATGATACCAACTTCTGCAAGAGAATCTGATGAAACATTTGAGATTATTAAATACTTTAGAGAGCGTATGTATCCAACTTTAGGTGCAAACGATCTGATGTTTAATTTTCCAGAAGTTTTTACTATTAAATTTAAAAATGTAGATGGTATTCCTAGAATTGCTGAGTCAGCTTTAACTAATGCTAGTACACAATTTAATCCAAATAGTATGTCATACTTTAAACGCGGAAATCGTCCGGTTGAAATTGGTTTAACATTATCATTCCAAGAATTAATGCCTCTTACTCAGAAAAATATTAAGGATGGATTCTAATGGCTTACTTTAATAATTTTGCTAGTATTGATTATGACTTTGATGGTACTGGTATTAATAGAACAATTAAAAATTTAGCACAATATTCTACAATTATTTCTAAAAATATTGATAACGTTGCATTCTATTCTTATTATAATATTCAAGATGGCGAACGTCCCGATAATGTTT